GAAGATTATGCTAATAAATAAAAAAGAAACAGTAAATAATGATGAAGCTGTTGAAGAATGGCTTGATTTAATCAATAAAAGGAGGTAAGAGAGTGAATATATTTAGAAAATTTTTTAATAAAGGAGAGGAAAAAAAGCAGAAAACAGCAATTAATTCTATGAATTTTGGTGAATTTTTTGGAATAAATGTAAGTTCAGATTTATCAGAAGTAACATATTTTACTTGCTTAAAAGTATTATCTGAAAGTGTTGGGAAGTTATCTTTACACTTGAAAGATAATGATAATAACAGAATATTGAGCCATGAAGCATTACAAAAGTTGAAATTTTCACCAAATCCATTTATGACTCCTACACCAATGATGACTTTATTGGAAACATGGAGAAACCATCACGGCAATGCTTATGCTTATCTAAGTTATGATGATAGAGGGCATTTAGTAGGTATTTATCCTTTCCATCCCCAAAAAGTTAGAATATGGATAGATAATGCAAAAATATTCAGTGGTAAAGAAGATTTATATTACGAATATAACAAAGATGAAAAAATATATCTATTTAAAAAAGATGAGATATTGCATTTAAAAGGTGGTTTAAGTAAAGATGGTATTGTAGGTATGTCAGTAAGAGAAACATTAGCTACAACATTAAATGGAACAAAAGCTAGTCAAAAATATTTAAATAATTTATATGATAGAGGTTTAACTTCAAAGGCAATTTTAAGATATACAGGAGATTTAAACAAAGATTTACAAAAGAAAATGCTTGAGGCAATAGAAGAATTTATTAGCACTGAAAATAATCCAACAGGAATATTACCATTACCACCTGGAATGGATATAGTACCATTAGATTTAAAATTAACAGATAGTCAATTCTTTGAATTAAAGAAATATAATGCTTTACAAATAGCAGCTGCTTTTGGAGTAAAGCCAAATCATTTAAACGATTATGATAAGTCAAGTTATTCAAATTCTGAAATGCAAAACTTGACTTTTTATATTGATACTCTTTTATACATTTTGACACTTTATGAAGAGGAATTTAATTTGAAACTTCTTACAGAAAGTGAAAGATTAAAAGGGCTACATTTTGAATTTAATGTAGCAAGTATTTTAAAAGGGGATCTAAAAACACAAGCTGAATGTATAACCAAGTATCTTCAAAGTGGAGTTTATACAATAAATGAAGCAAGAAAAAAGGCAGGATTACCTGCAATAGATGGAGGTGATGTAATTGTAATGAATGGAAGTTATGTGCCATTAGAAAAATTAGGAATAGCTTATGAAAAAGGAGGTGCTAAAAGTGAGTAAAAATAAATGGTTAGAAATAAAAAATCAATCAGAAGTTACTGAAATTTATATCAATGGAGATATAGAAAGTGATGTAGAAAATGATGGCTTTTTAGAATTATTTGGCATAAATGACACAAATATATATCCATTAGATATAAAAGATGCTTTGAAAGAAGGAGAAAACAAAGAGGTTCATGTTCATATAAATAGCTATGGCGGAGATATGTTTGCTGGTGTTGCTATTTGTAATATGTTAAAAAATCACAAAGGAAAAACAGTAGCTTATGTTGATGGTTTAGCTGCAAGTGCAGCATCAATAATTGCTTTTGGTTGTGATGAGATTATTATTCCAAGTAATGCTTATTTAATGATACACAGAGTAAGTTGTGGAATATTTGGTAATGCTGATGATTTTTTAAAACAAATAGAAGTCTTAGAAAAATTAGAAGATGGAATTGCTAATACTTATGAAGAAAAAGCAGTTGAAGGAGTTACCAAAGAACAAATATTAAATCTAATGAAAGAAGAAAGTTGGTTTAATGGTCAGGAAGCAGCTAAATATTTTGATGTAAAGGTTGATGAAAAGGCTAATTTTGTAAATTATGTATCTACAAATCAAAAATTTAAAAATATTCCTAAAAATATTTTAAATAAAATTAATGATAAAAAAGCAGAATTAGAGGAAAAAGAAAGAATTAAATTGGAAAATATGAAAAAAGAAATTGAAATAGAGTTATTAACAGGAGGTATTTAATTATGAAAAAATCAGTAGAATTAAAAAAGGAATTAGAAACACTTAGAAATGAAATCACATCATTAAAAGATAGTGGAAAGATTGAAGAGGCACATGCTAAGTTAAATAATTTAAAAGATTTAGAAAATAGAATAAAAGAGGCAGAAACAGAGGAGGCTTTAACAGTTATGAATAAAGGTAACAAATCACCATTAGGAACAAATGAAGAAATGGATGTTAATAGAATTTATAATAAAGTTCTATTAGGAAAATCTATAACAGAAGAAGAAAAACAATTTTTAAATGCAGCTGGAACACCAGGGCAAGTAGAAGCAACAGACGGCAAAGGTGGTTACTTAGTACCAACAGAACAATTTAATCAAATAAAAGAATTAAGAAGAAATAAAGTGGAATTAAAAGTTTTATGTAATGTTCAACCTGTTAAATCTTTAAAAGGAACTATGCCTATTGAAAAAGATGGAACAGGTGAATTAATAGCTTTTGAAGAGTTAAATGAAATAAATAAATCAGATATTGATTTTGCACAAGTTGCATATAATGTTGCAGATTATGGAGATATTATCCCTATATCAAATACTTTACTTGCAGATGAAACTGCTAATTTAACTGATTATATTGGAAAAAGATTTACTAAAAAAGCTATAAACACAGAAAACAAAAAGATAGTTGCAATATTAAAAACATTAACTCCAAAACCAGCAGCAGATTATACTGTTATTAATACAGCATTAAATGTTGATTTAGACCCAGAAATATCTGCTAATGCAATAATTATAACTAACCAAACAGGGTTTAATTTTTTAGATAACTTAACAGATAAACAAGGTAGACCTTTATTAGATGTAAATTTACAAGATACAACACAAAAAATCTTTAAAGGTAGAAAAATAGTAGTTTTAAAAGATAATTTATTACCAATGAATACTACAAAAGCACCTGTGTTTGTTGGAGATTTAAGTGAATTTATAACATTCTTTGACAGAGAAGGGTTAGAACTTGCATTATCAACTGAAGCAGGATTTACTAAAAATGCTACATATATCAGAGCAATAGAAAGATTTGATATTAAAAAAGTAGATGCTGATGCTATGGTTTATCTTGAGTTAGCAACAAAATAATAGGTGATTGATATGGCAGATATTTTAACTTTGGAAGAAGCTAAAAACTATCTAAGAATTGATTACAATGAGGATGATACATTGTTGCAATCTTTAATGATTGCAGCAATAGATTATCTTAGAGATGCAATAAATGACTTTGATAAAAAAGCAACAAAAGAAAAGTTTATTAAAAGGGCTAAAATTCTAGCTTGTGTACTTGTGCAAGATTGGTATGATAACAGAGAGCAAAAGGAAAGTAAAGACCTTAGTTATACAGCTAGAAGTCTATTAACCCAGTTACAAGTGGGTGATAACTTTGAATGATATAACTAAGAGATTAAGACATTTTATTGATGTATATCATATGATAGACACAGTTAATGAACTTGGAGAAAATGAGAAAAAGCCAGAGTTATTAAAAAAAGCATACTGTGAAATAGTTCCTTTAAATTCTAGTGTAAAAAATGGAGAAGCTGGAACAGAAGAAAATCAACATCAATTCAAATTCATATTTAGAATAAAATCAGTTCCTGGAATAAAAAAGGACTGGTTTTTTATTTATGAGGGATTGAAGTATGAAGTTATTTATTTTAACAGAGATTTTAAAGATAATCAGTTCATAGAAGTTTTTTGTGTAAGAAAAGAGGAGTAAAAATGGGAGTTTTTTCAACAAATGATTTAGAAGATCTTGAAAAAGAAGTATTAAGACTTGCTAAAAAATACCCAAAAGAAGCTAAAAAATTCTTACAAAAACAAGGAAATAAGTTAAAAGCTAAGGCTAAAAAGAAAGCAAAATCTAAGGTAAAAGTGAAAAAAGGTAACTATTTGAAAGGTTTTAAAAGAGGGAAAGTTTATAAATATAAAGGTGAAGAAGATACAGTTAGAGTTTATAACTCAATGCCTCATGCACATCTAATAGAGAATGGGCATATCATAAAAGATAAAACTGGTAAAGAACATGGTTTTAAAAAAGGAGAGCATATTTTAGAAGATTCACAGAAAGAGTTTCAAGATGAATTTTTACAAGCAGCAGATGGTTTTATAGATGAAGTTATTAAAAATGGAGGTTTCTAATGATTAAATTAAGTCAGATACTAAAAGCTGTTAATGTAAAACTTAAAGAAACATTTCCTAAAATAGAAATTGATAGTAAAGACTTAGGAGAAAAGTTTAATAGACCGAGTTTTAGAACAGAATTGGATGGTCTTAAAACAAGTGCTTTTATGACTACTTTTAAGGAAAGAAACTTTACAATCAGAATTTATTTTTTTACTACTTTACCTGGTAAAGGAAGAGAAGAAAGATTAAAAATATCTGATGAAATTGAAAATGCTTTCTTAGGTACATTGTGGATAAATGAAACTTTTGCTATTCCTGTTGATGAAATAGAGTTTGAAGAAACTGAAGATGGAGTATTAATAGCAAGTTTTGATAGTTTAAGTATGGAAGAGATAGAAAATGATATAGATGGCGAAATGATGGAAGAATTAGAGTATCGTTTTGATAAGAAATAGGAGGTTAATATATGGGATTACCTAAAATAGAAATTATTTTTAAGCAATTAGCAGTTACAGCTGTTAAAAGAAGTCAATTAGGTATAGTTGGATTAATAGTAAAAGAATCTACTAAACAATGGGATAGAAAGGTATACAAAGATATTACTGATATAAAAAGTGATGATTATTCTGCTGAAATATTACCATTGATTAAAGATAGCTTTGAATACACTCCAAATAAAGTGGTTGTATTCAATGTTAAAGATGGAGCATTATCTGACACATTAAAAAAAGTTGCACAAGAAAGAATTAACTGGCTAGGGTTAGCCTATGATGGGAAAGATGGAGATACTGCAACTCTTGTTTCTTGGATAAAGTCAGTAAGAAAAGCAGGTAAAACTTATAAAGCTGTTGTATTTAAGGCTACTAAACCAGATAACAAAGGCATAGTAAACTTAATGAATGACAAGGTTACATTTGTAGATAATAGAGGAGAAGTTGAAGGTTGGCAATATATACCAACAATTCTAGGAATGTTAGCAGGGTTACCAATGACTAGATCAGCTACTAGCTTTCTATGTGGGAATTTAAAGGAAGTTTCTATATTTGATGAAATAGATGATGTTATTGATAAAGGTGGTTTCTGTTTGTATAAAGATGAAGGAGATATAAGAGTTGCAAGAGCATGTACATCTTTAGAAGAAATTACACAAGATGAAACTGAAGATATGAAAGATATTATCATAATTGAGTCTATGGACTTAATGAGAGATGATATTTATTCAACATTCAAAAAATGGATAGGTAAGTATAAAAACAAATATGATAATCAAGTTTTATTCTTTACTGCAATTAATGCTTATTTCAAAGAATTAGAAAAAGAAGATATTTTGGATAAAGAATATGATAACTATTCAGAAGTTGATGTTGAAGCACAAAGATTAGCTTGGCTTGGAGTAGGTAAAAAAGAAGTGGAAGAATGGGATGATGAAAAAGTTAAAAAGACCGCATTTAAGAAAAAAGTATTTATGAAAGCAAATATAAAAATATTGAATGCTGTTGAAGACTTTAAATTTACAATTAACATGTTTTAGAAATGGAGGTAAATAATGTCTAACAAAATGGATAAAAATAAAATTTTAAGAGGTTCATTTGGTGCTGTATGGCTAGATGGAGAAGAATTAGGTTCTGTAAAATCTTTTGAGGCTAAGGTTACATTAGAATATGAAGATGTGGATATTATGGGGGAACTAGGAAAGTCAAAAAGATATATGGGCTTTACTGGTGAGGGAACTATGACATTACATAAGATAGACTCTACTATTGGAAAGCTATTAGCTGATGGGATAAGAAATGGTAATATGCCTGATTTTAAAATAGTTGCAAAACTAGATGACCCAACAGCTTATGGAGCAGAAAGAGTTGAATTAACAGGTGTTACAATTAGTGAATTAATGGCATTAAAATTTGAAAATAAAGCATTGAGAGAGGAAGAAGTTCCTTTTAGTTTTTCACATTTTAGATATATAGATATGATATAAGGAGGATATAGAAATGGCTAAAAATATAACATTAGAAATATTAATTGCAAAGAAACAACAATCAGAAAATGATAAAATGAAAGTGGTGCTATTTAATTCAGAAGTATTAGGTGGAACAATAGAAGTTGTAAAACATAAAGCAAGAGATGTAATAAAAATTATGGATAGTACAGAAGAAAAAACAACAGAAGCAGCTTACAAAGCTAACTGTAAATTAATCTATAAACATTGTCCTATTTTACATGATAAAGAATTACAAAAGACTTATGAAGTAGCACAACCTTATGAAATTGTAATACCTGTATTTGATGAAAATTTAGCGGAAATAAACAAGCTATCTAACTTTATTCTAAACCTTTATGGATTAGGTGAAGAATCTGATAAAGCTAGTAAAGTCTTAGAAGAAGAGATTGAAGATATAAAAAACTAATATTAGAGGATGCCGATATGGCATTCCTCTCTTTTTATACTTTAAAAGGCTTTTCTATGAAGTATCTATTGAATTTATCTTATGACGAAAAGTTATTTTTGATGGCTACAATGGAGCTTGAAATTGAAAGATTGAACAAAGGTATATAATTTTCTTTACTAAGTATGTATGTAGTGTTATAATTTACATTACAACATTATATACGAAAGGGGTGAGAAAATGAAAATTACCATTAGGACCTATTTTGGAATGGAAATTGATAATATTGATAATGTAACTATATCAGATGTAAAAGGATTATTGAATAATCAATCTGAATTTTCACTTAAAAATAAAAAAATTTATATATCTAATTTAGTTAAAATTGAAAAAATTAAAAGCATATTAGAGGATAGAATTAAAGAAAATAAAGATATAAATTTTTTTGTAGAAGAAGAAAAGCAAAATATAAGTTATGAATTACTCGCTTTTTATAATGATTAAAATAAAGAAAATTTTTAGCACTTGATTTTAATATTGAGTGCTTTTTTTATTTCAAGAAAGGAGGTTTAAATGGCTAAGACTATTGGTGTATTACTTAGTTTAAAAGACCAGTTTACAACACCATTACAGAAGGCGACTAAGAGTGTTAAGAATATGGATAGACAACTTGAAAAAGCTGGAAACCAAATAAAAGCTTTTGGTAATAGAGTAAAAGCAGGTATGAAAACAGTTGCTAAGTGGGGAGCTATTGGTTTTGGAGCATTAACTGCTGCAGCTGGAGTATTTATAAAACAGTCTATAGATGCTGCAAAAGATAAGTTAAAAGCTGATAAGTTGCTTGAAACTAACTTGATGAAGCAAGCTAATTTTAAAAAAGAACATATACAGATGTTAAAGGATGAAGCTAGTGCATTACAAGATGTTGGAGTAGTTGGAGATGATGTTGCTGTAGCTGGAGCAGGGCAATTAGCTATCTATAAATTAAAAGCCGAGCAAATAAAAACTATACTACCTGTTATTGATGATATGGTTGCTAAAGAAAAAGGTTTTAATGGGACACAAGAAGATGCTATTGCTATGGCTGATGTGTTTGGTAAGGCAGTAGAAGGTAAAACAAAAGGACTTGTAAAATATGGAGTATCTTTAACTGATGCAGAAGAAAAATTATTTAAAACTATGAAACGAGAACAAAGAGCAGAGTTTTTAAATAAGAAATTAACAGCTGCTATTGGTGGAACTAACAAGGCTTTGAGAGAAACAGATGAAGGTAAAATTGTAGCTGCAAAAGGTGCTTGGGGAGATATGCAAGC